ACCGTTGGGCGATTCCTGATATTAGATATACTGGTATTGCTGGTAATTCACCATCATCTTTCAATGCTCCAATTGTTACAGATGAAAATGGTAACGCAAGTGGCATTATTCTAATTCCTGCTGGCAAGCCACCAAGAGAAAATACTTCTTGGACAGGTAATGTTCAGACAGTAATTTATGATGATACTGCTTCTGATGTTTATATCACTTCAGGTATAAAAACTATTAGATTTACTTCCAGTTCAACCAATGAAGTAAAAGATAAGGTAGATACTTACACAGAAACTAAATTCTATTCTTCTGGAACACTACCCGAAAATCCAGCTAGTATCATTTCAACTCTACCAGCATACTTTAAAGCTAATGAAGGTGTTCAATTAGTAGATCAATCAACTAGCAATAAAGAAAAACCAAATCCATTAACACAAACATTTACTGTAGAAAATTTCGATGGTGGTGTTTTTGTAACTGGTCTTGATTTGTACTTCAATAAAAAGAGTGACAATATCCCAGTTAGAGTTTACTTGACTAATGTTGATGTTGGAAAGCCTGGCAAATATATTATTCCAGGAACAGAATCAGCACTATTACCAAATACATACTTAAAAGTTTTTGCTAGTGGTAATTTGACTATCACTGTTGGCGAAAAAGTAAAAGGCAAGAGTTCTGGTGCCGAAGGTCCAATTTTAAAGGTATACGATAAAAATAATATTGAAGTTCTAGCTTCAACGATTGGAGAAATTTCTCTCAGCAATGAACAAGTATATACTCTTGTTTTAAGTAATCACAATGGCATTTCTTTCCAACAAAATGAAGCATTAGAAGTTCCTTCGGTTATTTTATACAATAATAAAACTGCTCAAAATCTAGGACTAACAATTGCCAAAGATTCTGGAAAGGTCGTAGATCTTAAAATTAAGAACGTTGGTATCAATTATCAAAGTGCTATTCTCACGATTGAAAGTCCTCAACTACCTGGCGGCAGTACTGCTACAGGAACAGTTGATGTATCAAACGGCAAGATTTACAACACCGAAATTTCTATTGGTGGAAATGGATATACAGAACCACCTTCAGTAGTTATTCGTGGAACAGGAACTGGTGCAAGTGGAGCAGTAATTGAGTCTGTTATAGAAATTGATACCCCAGCAGTTCGCATGGGTATTGCAATCGATACTGCTGGAACTACGGCATCAACAATCCCAACTAGATTTAATTTTGAACATCCTGTATATTTACAGAATGATACTGAATATGCTTTAGCTATCGAAACAGATTCAACTGATTATAAGTTATGGGCATCTAGATTAACTGAAACTGAAGTAGCTACAGGAGCTGCAGTTACTGCACAACCTTTACTCGGTTCCGTTTACAAATCACAGAATACTGATAACTGGACACAAGATTTATTTGAAGATATTAAATTTACTTTATATCGTGCTGAGTTTGATATTAGCAGAAGTGCAGAACTTTTACTCACCAACGAAAATCCTGGTTATGAAAAATTAGAATTGGATCCGATTGAAACGTATGCTTTAGCCAATACTAATGCAACTTCCCCATTATTCAAGAATAATAATTCCATCGTCAAAGTAAGACATAGAGATAATGGTTTTGAAACTTCGGGCAAATCATATGTATTCTTCAAATCACTGAAGAATGTTGGTGGATTTAATGGTAGTGTTTTAAATTCTACTTTATTCAAAGTTTCTAACACAGGTCTAGACTATTACAATATTGTTGGTCCTACTAGAGCAAGTTCCAACTCTGTTGGTGGCGGAGAAGAAGGATTGGTTTCTTATAATAGAAAGTTTGAAAAATTATATGCTCATATCAATTATATCCAAGCACCAAATACCAAGATTGATAGTTTTGTAAAAACAACTAATATCATCCCAATTGATTCAAATACCCTAAATTATACTTCTTATTCACAATCTAATTTTGAAAAGACATTTATTAACGAAGAGCAATTCTTCACAAATCAAAAAATAATTGCTTCCCGCATCAATGAAATTTTAAATTCTGTAGATAGATCACTAACATACAAGATGCAGTTATCATCAACTGTATCATATCTATCACCTGTAATTGATCTTCGTGTTGCCTCAGTCAAAACCTCAACAAATCGAGTAGAAAATGCTGCTGGCAAAGAGCCTAGATTTGGCAAGAGATATCAAATTTTATCTTTCTTACCAATCTATCGTTTTACAATTAATGGAACTAGCCAGAATATTGAAATAAATCAAACTATTGAAGGACTAACATCTGGTGCTAAAGGTAAAATAGTTAGAACTGAAGGTCAATCTGTTTGGGTAAAAGTTACTTCGCCATCAACCTTTACACAGCAAGAGTATGTATTCCTTTCTACTCAGTCGCAAGAAGGTGGTATTCTAGAAGGAATTGATATTTCAATTGCTAACAATAGCATTGTTCAGCAATCATTTAGTTTTGATATTGGTTCTACCGTTGTTGCATTTAATCCAAGTGCTACAAACGAAAAATATGACAACAAAATTAGTGGCAAAGTTGTTAATTGGGATTCTGCTTCCAGACAGTTAATTATAGAAAATGACAAAGCTCCAATCAATGCTGATTATGTAAGCAAGATTACTTTGGGTAGTGACTTCTCAAGAGAGCCTGATTCTGATAATCAATCCCCAGATATTTTCCGTATTGGTGATATTCTTTATTATGATGGAATTGCTTTCGGAACAGAAGAATTTGTTGAGGTAGGTTCTATGGAATTTACTAATGGCATTGATTTTGTTTCTGAAAGGGCATCAAACAATAGTTCTTCAGTTGCAAAATATGTAACTAAAGAAATCGCAATTAATCAACCAGGAACATCTGTTGATGTGAGATTAACTTTAAATATCAAAGATATAGAAAATATTAAAGTTCTATACAAGATAAAGGAATCTTCCAGTCAAGTTAATTTCACTGATATTGAATGGAATTACTTTAATATTGATGGCAATCCAGATAATAATGATTTGGCAACTTATTCAAACTCTATATCAGGTCAAATTGAAAATCAATCTGCATATCAAGAATTGAAATATAGTGCCGCCAATTTATCTGAATTTAATTCATTTGCAATTAAAATTGTTATGAAGACAGATGATCCAGCTTATGTTCCGAAGATTCAAGATGTTCGTGCAGTTGCTTCTTATTGATGGACAATCGTTATTTAAAAGTTGAAGGCCACGAAAATTTGTATAGAGATTCATCAACGGGGGCTATTGTCAATACAGACAAACCAGCTCCCAAAAATTTTTCTAAACAATTTACAAATGCTATTGATGACATAAATAGTTTGAAGGAAGAAATATCTGAAATCAAAAGACTTCTTAGAGAGATAGTAAGAAATGGCAGTTCTTAGATCCGTTGCTAAAACAGATACATTTGAAATTTTTAGGCAAAAAGTAAACGAAATTGCTGGCGATGTTTTTAGCATTTCTTCTGGCGGTAGTGACCTATCTACAGGAAATCTTAAGTTGGGAGATGGCACAAGAACTGCCCCAGCATTAGCTTTTGTATCAGATGGTAGCTTAGGAATTTACAAACCAGCAGCAAAAACTTTTGGATTTGTGAGTGGTGGCAAGAAAATTGCTGATTATTCAGAAGCATCAGTATATACTTTCAAAGATTTAATTTTACAACAAAATATTTTAAATAATACGGGTATTTCTATAACAAATATTGGTAATAATTATGATGCTGGGGAATATTCTGATGTTAAATTAATTGGTGGCACTGGAGATAATGCTACTGCAGATATCACGGTTACTGAATTTTCGGGGAGTATTAATTCAGTTGGAGCAAATTATATTGAAGGTAATTATAGTGGTATACCAATATCTGGTGGATCTGGCACAGGAGCTGTAGTATCATTTGATATTAATGGAATAGTTGGGAATATTACAGAAGGAGGAACTGGTTATATTCCAGGAACTTACGACAATATCGAATTAATTAATGGATCTGGCACAGGAGCAGAAGCTAGTATTGTTGTTACTGGAGATACTGTTCTTAGTGGTTCTATCACAAATCCTGGTTCTGGATATACTGAAGGAGTATATAATTTTGTCGGAATTTTAAATAAACCACTCGATACTTTTGCAGTAACTTCAATATCAAATCCAGGAACTCCCCCACCAAATAATGTTTATCAAATTGACGGAGTAACCCAAGATACATTAACTTTAATTAGAGGAAATACTTATAGATTTGATGTATCAAATTCTTCTCTTTCTTCATATCCATTAATTTTTAGAGCAATTACTGATGAATTTTTGGCATCTGAAGATTATAATGTAGTCTCAAAAGGAACTATTGGAACTACAGGAGCATTTATAGATCTTATTATAAAACCAACAGCTTCATTAGGTAATATCAAATATGATTGTTCATCTGATCCAGGAATGGGATCGACAATTACTATTATTGATGGAGCTTTAGGACAGTATGGAAGTATTGCAACTGCCACGGCAACAGTAAATTCTTCTGGTTTAGTATCTGATTTTGAAATTACTTCTTTTGGTTCTGATTACAAACAAACTGACGTATTACAAGTTTATTTTGGTGAAGTTGGAGGGACTGGTTCTGGGTTTGAATATACAATAGGATCTCCTTCTTATACTGGCGTAGTATCTGAAATTACTATCACAAATAACGGCATTAATTATTTAAAAAATAATGTTTTATCAATAAATTCTCTAGATGTTGGTGGCGAAGGATCTGGATTTGAATTTACAATAACGTCAGATCCTGGAATAGTATCAAATCTACAATTCAGCTCTAAAGGCTCTGGGTATCAAATCGAAGATATTCTTGAATTACCAGAAGAAATAACAAATATACAAACAAATTTAAATTCTCAAGTTTCGGGATTATCTACTACACTAAGTAATTCATCTACATTAGTTACCGTATCATCCACAAATGGTATTGTTGCTGGGATGACTGTTTTAACAGATATTTTAACCAGTGTTGGCGAACTTCCTATAGGAACAACTGTTCTTTCAGTAAATAGTTTAACTCAAATAACATTATCCCAATTGCCTTCCACTTCAGGAACAGCAACTTTAAATTTTGTTTCGCCAGGACAACTTGACGAAATACAATTAGTTTCGGTTGAAAATATTATAGTTGGTTCTACTGTAACACAAACAGCTGGTTCGGGACAATTAGATATAGATACCACAGTAACAGAAATTGACACAGAAACAAATATAATTACTCTATCATCTCAGCCAGTAAAAGCAGGATCAGCAACTTTAACTTTTTCGCCTCCATTTGGAATTCCTGCAAATAAATTTGAATACGAAATTTCAAATTTAGGTAGTATTGAAGAATTTACTATTACTGCTGGAGGAAATGGATATTCGTTGGGAGATGTATTAACTGTAAACAACAAAGATTTAACACAGCCAATTGTATTTTCAGTAATTAATAAAAATTTACAAACAATTACTTTTGTTAATTCTATTTCAAGTGCAGTTTTTTCTGTTGGAGATACTATTACATTAACGGGAGGATCTTTAATTCCTGTTATTTCCACAATTTATAGTATAAAATCTTCTGGGGGATTTATACAAAGTATATTAGTAGATTCTGGAAATTATGAATCAGGAGATATTATAACTGGAGAATCAATAACAACTTCAAATTATGAAATAAATACTGCTTCTTCTACACAATATAGATATTTTATTGATACTGGTTCTGGTTACGAATTAACTCCAAATTTAACTCTATATGTAGGAAACACTTATAACTTTAATTTATCTGATAGTTCAAATTCTTCTCATATATTTTCATTAAGTAAATTTAGAGATGGCATTTGGGGACCTAGTTTAATTGAAAATATAACAACTACATTATCTACATCTTCTGCAACAATTATCGTAAATGATACTACTGGCATTTTGCCAGGAATGGAAGTTTCAGTTACTGATGGTGATGGGGTATTGGAGCTAGCAACTAAAGTATTGCAAGTTAATAATGTATCAAACTCAATACTGTTAGATAAAGCGCCAAGTTTCTCTGGTGCAGTAACATTAACATTTAGGGGAACACAATATACCGATGGAGTCGAAAGAGGACAATCCATCTTATCAATTAATGTAACAGAAAATACTCCAAATCTTTACTATTATTGTGCTGCTCAAAATAGCACCCATGTTAATGAAGGTGGAGAAGATAACCAAGAAGCTGTTATCACGATCAACCCAAATAATCCAAAAGTATTTGGTAGTGATTTTTTACTCAGTGTAGATGAATTAACCACAGAAGATGTAATTAGTGGTAATATCGAAACTGGAGAATTTATAGCAGTTTCTTTTACTGGCAATGAAGCAACCTTTGGATCTGCTTCGGTGACAGGAACTTTATCTGCACCATCAATTACAGGAAATGATATTACTGCTACTACAATTACATCTACAGGTAATTTAGAATTATCTGGAACGGAAGTAAATGTGACAGGAGATTTTAATATTGGTTCCAATATTCAAGTAGTTTCTTCTAATGGTAATATTACAACGTCAGGTATTCTCCAAACCAATGGCAGTTTAAACGTTAATAATATTTTAACGGTTATTGATAATACTATTTCTACTATTACTGGCAGTGATATTGTATTAGAACCGCCTACAGGAAGAGTAGCAAAAGTAAACACAACAACTGCTATTATAATTCCTTCGGGTAATTCTGCTCAACGACCAGCAGGAGCAGTTGCTCAGAATGGAGCAATACGTTTCAATACAGAAACTGGACAATACGAAGGTTACAGTGCTGCTACAACTTCATGGTCATCTCTTGGTGGTGTCAGAGATCTTGATGGAAATACTTATATTGCTGCCGAAGCATTTACTGGTGCTAATGATAATATTTTATACTTTTTTAATGATACTAATAATACATTAAAACTAACAACATCGTATCTTGATTTTAATACGGTAAAGAAACTTCGTTCTTTGAATATTTCTTTACCTACCTTCACTAATTGGTCAGCAAATACTCCAGTTACTCTCGGTTCTTATGTAAAGTATAGAAATAATCTTTACGAAGTAACTCAAGCAGGCACTACAGGAACTTCGGGTAACGAACCAGTTCATACAACTGGAGTTCAACCAAATGGCACAGCACAATTAACTTGGTATATTTCTGCTGTTGCTCCATTAACATTTGAAGAAATTTCGGAACTTCAAGTTGGACCTCTTGGCAATCTCCCACTTATTGTTAATAGCGATTTAAGATTAGCAGATAATGTTTTATCAACAGATGTTAGTGACCTTATACTCAGACCAAATGCTGGTAAGAAAGTTACCATCGATGCTCAAACATCTCTTGTAATTCCTGCTGGAGACAGCAATAATAGAGGTGTTGCTGCACAAGGTTCTATTCGTTATAGCACTACTTTATCTTCGTTTGAAGGTTATAACGGAACTAATTGGACAAGTTTAGGTGGCGTAAAAGACGTTGACGGAAATACATATATTATTCCAGAAACTGCTCCTGGTGCTAATGAAAATATTTTATACTTCTATAATGATGGCGAAAATACTTTACGCTTATCAAAAACAGCTTTAACTTTCCAGACAATTTCTACAATCTCATCAAATTCAAATACTTTAGCTATCAATGCTAATCTAATAACTTTTGATAATTTATCAGCATCAATTGATAACTCAGGAACATCCACATTTATTTCATCCACACAAACTAATTTAGATTTAGGTCTGTCAGTTGGTCTTACAAATAAACATCTATTGAGATTAAATACCTCTGGAGATATTATTATTAATAGAGGATTTGGTACATCGATAGAAAATAACCTAGTTGTACTTTCTAATGAATTAAAAGATTTTGAATTGGATGATACTAAACTTTCTACAGCTGATATTAACTTAACTAAAGGAACTACAAATACTGGTTCTACAGTTCTTTATTCTCCATCTTCTGCCTCAGGAATTAAAGTCGTAGTTTCTGCTGAAAATATCACCACAAATGATGTTGAAATGATCGAATTTACTGTTACTGATAAAGGAAGTGATATTTACCATAGTGAATATGGAAATGTTATTACAAATGATAATTTAATTAATATTACTTTTGATTTTAATGCTTCTAATGATGTCAGAATGAATTTTGCTTTAGATGCCTCTGTTCAAACTGGCGATGAGGTAAATATTACAGTAGTAAAAACCATTATCAAAAAATAAACAATGGCAACTAATTTAAAACAGTTTGATTCTGTAGGTGGATTTTCAGTAGATAATACTACTGTAATTAATAATTTAAAAGATGTTAAAAACGTCAACACATTAGAGTTAAAAAATAGCGAATTTTCTGATAGTACAAGAACTCAGTATATTTTACGTGGTACTAATACCGCTATATTAGGTACTGATGCTATTGGATCTCAAATTATTCTTCCATCAGAAACTATTAGTTTTATCACTGGTCATATTATTGGTGTTAATTCTAGTGGAGGAGGACACCATTCATCAAAAATTGAAAGTGTTGTATCATGTGATGTAGCTGGAAACGTTCAGGTTCTTTCTGAATTAACTACTATTGTAAAAGATAGTATTCCAGAAAGTCAAAATTGGACAGTAAATACTTATGATGGTGGGGCAGCTAATAGATTTAGCTATTCTGTTACCAGAGCAGGAACAACAGACACAATTAAGTGGATAGCTACAGTAGATGTGATAAGCATTCTGTGGTTATAATAAACTAAATATACTAAGGAATAACATCTTCAGAAGCGGAGCAGCACAGCAAAATGAGTTTTCAATTCAATTCTGATAAAGAAATAATTCAGGCAGTTAATCCAAAACTCGTTGGTAGTAACGAACTTACTATTAGATCTGGAGAAGGCGCTTCTGAAAAAGAAATTTTTAGAGCACAATTAGATTCTCAAACTGGTTTACCAAGAGTTGGTATTAACAGAACTGGCAGACGAGTAGAAAGTATTAGGATTAATGAAGGTCAGGGAGGTACTGGTTACACACTAACTCCAAACGTAACTCTAACTGCACCAGATTTACCAAATGGTATTCAGGCTCTAGCTTCTGCTGTTGTTTTCAATGGCTCTGTTGTTGCTATTATTGTTGATAATTCTGGCGATGGATATTCGTTAGCTCCTGAAGTAACTATTACTGGAGGAAATGGTTCTGGCGCTGCTGCTACTGCTGTTTTGGACACAGTAGATTTTGAACTCGATATCAACGGTGCTATCCGAACATCAACCTCAATTATTTCTGATACTGCTCGCATCTTAAACCTTGATATTGATAATTTTGTTACTCCCGATGCTAGTTTTAGAGCACCAAATTTAAAAACTTGGGCTAACGGCACTGGTACTCAATTTGTACCAAACGTAGTATTACAAAAAGATTCTTATAGATATGCTGCGGATAATATCTATCAGGCATTAAACACAGGAACAACAGGCTCTTCATTACCCATCCACAAAGATGGTATCGCTCTAAGTGGAGATGTTCAATTAAAGCATGTTGGTTATAGAGTAAATGATGTAAATGCTCCGCACTATTTACAAACTGGAGAATCTGGTTTATTTCCAAGATCAATTACTCCTCTTCTTGGTGATAAATCAGATAAAATTGCTACCACAGAATATGTTCTGAACCTAGCTACTAATGACGTAGGTGGTCGTGTTTATGTTTCTGCCCAAATTGGTAATGATCAAAATGATGGTCGTTCTGCTGTTGCTCCAGTAAGAACTATTAAACGTGCTTGCCAAATTGCTTCGGCAACAGTAGGTGTTAAAGAAACTGTTATTATTTCGGGTGGCGACTATGTAGAAGATAACCCAATTTCAATTCCAGCAGATTGTTCAATTGTTGGTGACAACTTACGTCTAGTAATTGTCAGACCAGCAAATCCCCGTAAACACATGTTTAAATTTGGGGATAAAAACTATCTAACAGGTCTTGTTTTCAGAGATCAAATTGATAGTAATGGGGATCCTGTGGCAACATGGGATTACGCCATGGTCTTTGATGACAAGCAAAGAATTTATTATGATTCTACTACTGGAGGAGATTTCGGAAGAAGCTTTCCGATTGGTCATCAAATTTTTGGACCACCTAGAATTAGAGTATCATTCCAAAACCACACTGGCGGAACAGAATTAATTGCTGGGTTGAGCGTAAGTGGTATTAACACTGGCGCTTCGGGTTTAATTGCTGGCGTCACTTTTGAATCTACAACTGGCCCCGATGCTTATGTAAATGGTACAATTGATGTTGATATTACCAGTGGTTCGTTCAACAACGGAGAAACATTTGAATATACAGTAGGTATTGCTCCAGCACAGCAAACATATGATTTCATTTCTACTGATATTACATCAATTAGAGCTGAAGGAGAAGTTGTATCTAATAACAAAGATTTAGCAATATCTTTACCAATTGTACGTATTGATTTTTCTCAACAAGGGACCGCAGAAACTTCCGAAGGGGGTTTCCAGTATGATCCAGCAGAGGATAATTCGGGTGGTATTGTTTTCTACACCAACGCTCTAGTTGGTAGACAAAATACTCATGACTTTAAGGAAGGACAGCAAATTGAAATTCAAGGTCTCCCTATATCAGGACCAGATCTTTCTTATTTAAATGGCAAGCAAAGAATTTATAAAATTCTTCGTGATGCTGATGGAAGATCTAGAAGATTTGTTATTCAAAATAAACAAGATGAAAGTTTAACAGATTCTAATTTTATTCCAAATAATGCTTCTGTAAAATCATATGATTATTCTGTAACAGTATCTCTATTAAACTCACCAAACAAATTTGGGGTTGCTGAGTCAGTTTCCAGAAGATTTCAGGATGCTTGTATCTTAATTCGTAATAATATTCCTTTTATTGTTGATGAAGCTTATCTACAAATTAAAGATGAATTTGAGTATCTTGCTGTCCCAAATGAACAAAAATGTCGTAGAGATATTGGTCATTTTCTAAATGCTCTCATTCGTGACTTAGAATATGGAAGCAATTACCACACAATTGAAGCAGCTCAAACATATATTCAAAATGCTCAAATTGGATATTTGGGTAATGAAATTACCGAATCAGTAAGAGCATACGAGATCGCTAAAGATCTTGCTATCTTAGCGATGAGAAGATGGAGAACTGGCAATGGTCAACTTGCCAATTCATTATACACTCCACTATATTCATCGATTACTAGATATTTTGACCCAACTGTTATTCAAGACACTCTGGGAGCGGCCTGTGAGGACGTAGCAAGCGCCATCAATACCCTTGGGTATCTTTTTGTTGCAGTAATCACAAACAACGCTGTAGACCGTTATCTAGACGCCTCAGAGCTGATTGCTCGTAATACTGATTTGATTGCCGAAGAAGCGGTAGGTTTTGTGCGAGCACAATATCCTGATCTTAATTTAAACCAAGATAACTCAGAATCAAACAGATTTGTAGATGCAGCAAATTTAATTTTTGCTAACAAAGATGAAATTCAAGATAAAGCATTAGCACAAATTTCTGTAGAGTATAGCGAAGCATCTTGGGGTACTGATTGGGTTATTCCTGGTGATACAATTAACCAAGACAATAAGAGAAACTTAGATTCTTATAGATTAATTCAAAAAAATAGAACAGAAATTGTTAATAGTTCTTGGACACAATTAATTGCTCAATATCCAGGAGTAAGTACAACAGAAACTAAGTGCAAGAGAGACATTGGCTACTTTGTAGATGCTGTTTCGTTAGACGTATTTTTAGGTGGCAATAAGTATTCCAGAAAGTTTACTTTACAATATTTTAATAACGGAGCACCAATTTCAAATGGACTAGTTGGTGAGGAAACACAATCAGTATTTGCTTTTAATCAAGCCAGAGACTTGATGAAGTCGGCTATCACTAATCAGCTGACCTATAAAGATTTAACTATCACAGCAGATTCTGCCACTGGTTCAAATACCTCCACATCATCTTGTTCTGACGTACAAACAAATATTACTAACCTTGTTTCCATAGTTACTGCAGTAATTTCTGCTGGAAATACAACTTCTCTGCCAGCAGAAAATGCTGGAACCATTTACAGCGGTTCATCGAAGTGCAGAAGAGATATTGGTTATTTTGCAACTGCTATTGCAAACGATTTGGTCAGTGGAGGCAATTCAAATATTATCGAAGTTGCGAAATCATATTTCAATAACGGAACTCCAATTAGTAACGGTCTAGTGGGAGAAGAAGCTCAATCAGTTATTGCTTTCAACAAAGCAAAAGATCTAATGAAGTTGGCTATCACTAACCAACTTTACGCAAAAGATTTGACACTAACAGCTGATCCTCTTACCAATAACAACCAAGATCCAAATTCTTGTGCTAATGTCAAAACTGCTATTGATACCCTTGCCGCTATTGCTGTTACTTCTATTACCAATGGCAATTTAACTTCTTTACCAACAGTAAACACTGGAAATACTGATATATGTAAGAGAGATATCAAGTATATTCTTTCTGCGGTAAGAAGAGATTTAACTCTTGGTGGAAATGCTGGTATGCTTACCGCTGCCGAAGCATACTTTACTGGAGCACAATTAACTGGAATACCAGAAGAAGAACTATCACCAACTCGTTATGCTTTTGAAAAAGTAAGAGATTTAGCCATTCTGGCAATGAGAAATTGGAAGACTGGTAACGGTACTGGAACTGTTTATATTCCAACATACACAATTAAGCAGCAATATATTGATTCAACTATTGCTATTGATCCAGGAACTCCTATTTGTGCGAATGTTGCTTCATCTATTACAACATCATTTGCTTTACTGGATGATGTTCTTTCTGGGGAAATTCTTCCTGGTGCTACAGAAAAAACATACGGCACTTTATATGATACAACAAATATAGTATCTTTCCCAGACAATACTTTATACGATGCTAATAATAAGGTAATTACTCCAAGAGCAACTTGGGATGATCTTCCTTATATTGAAGCTTCTCCATACACGCAAAACGCCTCAGTTATTTCATTCTTAGGCGGTGGTGGTGCTCTCATTGATGGTAGTAAAGTATCCCAGCCAAACTGCCCATTCCCAGGATTAGAATTAGACGGTTCGGCATCATTCCCAAATCAGGGTAAATCAATGGTGGCGGCAGCGTTCACTATTGTGTCCTTCAATGGTGTTGGATATAAAATTATCAATGATGGATATGTACAGTTGGTTTCTGTATTCGTTCTATTTGCTGCTGATGGTGTACTTGCTGAGTCTGGTGGTTACGCTTCTATTACCAACTCAGCCACTAACTTCGGCATCTATGCTTTAAGAGCAAGAGGATACAATAATTTTGCGTATAGTTTTGACGTTGGTACAATCACCAATGTATCCACAACCCCAACTGGAAGAACAATCTTTACAGTGGATGGTTTAGGTAGAGAACCACTAGAACATTATATTGTAAAAATTGATGGTTACAGCAACTTAAATCCAGAAATTGAATACTTTATCGATACTGTTTCTGGAGTTACAGTTGGTCCCCCATTCTCTGCTCAAATTACTTTAGAAAGTGGTTCTGGAGATCCAGCAGAATTTATTCGTGATTCCGACAATGTAGCTGTTAGCACAGGAATTGGGGAATTTTCTGGAAAAACTATAAGATTACACAGACCATCTATCGTTAACTCTTCATCGCACACATGGGAATTTGCTGGTTCTGGCACTAACTACAATGCTCTACCAGAAAACGGTGGTGTTAAGATTGATGCTAACGAGCAAGTATCTCAGGATTATGGACGTGTTTACTGCTCGGGCACAGATGAACTTGGTGACTTTAAAGTAGGTACTTTTGCTAAGATCGAAAACAGAACTGGTAACATTACCTTTACAGGTACAGTTACAATTTCGGAAGTTGAATTCCTTAAATTGAAAGGTGGCGACGTTGTTGTTACTGGTTTTGATAACTCAAATACACTTGGCGGAGCTAATACAACCGACTCCAAACTACCAACTCAAAAGGCAGTTAGAGATTATATTACTAACAACCTCGGTCCTTATATTAATAAACCATATTCCACAAATGCTGTTCCTAGAGCACTTGTAGAATTAACAGATTCTGGTAAAATTTCTATTGATCAGATTCCTCCACTACGTCCATTTAACGTATATACAATAGAGGATCAAGCAGAAAGACTTTCGATCGAAGGTGCTCTTGCTGGTGATATTGCTATTCAACAAGACACTGGCACTTCATATATTTTAAATAATGATAATGATAGCCTATTTGTTTCTTTTGCTGTAAATACTGACTTAGTATTTACAATTGGAAATATTTTTACAGGTGATATTTCTGGCGGCCAAATTCAAGCTACAGAGTATCGCACTGGAGTAGTTTATCAAATTAGTCTTTCTAATGCTGGTTCTGGATATACAATTGCTCCAACAGTAACTATTTCTGGAGGCAATCCTGGTGCTGGGGCTGTTCAAGCAAGTGCTATTGCTACAATTGCCAATGGTCAAGTTGTGACCGTACAAATTATAGAGTTCAATGGGTTTGTTGGGGGCAAGGGATACACAACACCACCAACAATTACATTCTCTTCTCCTGGTGGTGCTGGAATTACTGCGACAGGTTCTTGCTTAATTGAAAGTAGATTATATGGCGATATCGTCAATAATGTTAAAATAACAGATACCGATACAATTCAGTCTAGCAATTCTCCCACAGATACAGTAAACATAAACAGATCTGTAAATACCTCTGCTAATAATATTAATAATTGGGTATCACTTTCAACTACACAAATTTCTGCTACTGATATTACTTCTGGCGTTATTTCTACATCAAGACTTGCTAATAACTCAGATGCTGCTAACTCATTTACTTTCTTAAGAGGAGATCAAAGCTATGCTCCTGTTCTTCAGTCGATTAAAGGAGCAGAAGTAAGATACTTTGCTAAGCTAATTCAGCAAGCAAATACTGGATCTTCTCAGTTAGTATTCAGCACAAATTCCAATACATTACTTGGTCACTCAGTTATTGATAATGTATCTGGTATTGCTCCAAATACCAATATAACTGGCGTATTGAGTGCTGCTGGTATTACTACTGTATCGATCAATAATCCATTATCTCAAAATATTCCTTCAGGAACAATTATAGAATTTTTGAGAGGCGCTTCTCCACTTACTTTTGAATCATCTTTAACACAAGGTAATTTTGTTGATAACATTGTTGTTTCTAATGGAGGTTCTGGTTATACCAGTGGTCAATATTTTGATGTTCCATTAACAGGCGGTTCTGGAACAGGACTACGTTGTAATATTATTGTTTCTGGAGGTTCTGTTACAGAAGTAACAACCACTAATAGTGGTCAAAATTACACAGGCGACTTTAATATCACTTCTTCTCCTGCTGCTATTGGTCCAGGATCTGGATTAGTTTTAGCAGCTAAAATTAGCACTGTTAATCGTCAATATGCCAATACTTCAATAGACATTCAAAGAGTTAGTGATCTAACAATTTCGGCAGACCCATTCGGTACGGTTGGTGTTTCTAGATTCCTTAAGTCACAATTTATTATTGGTCAAGCTGGAAACGGTTCCATTCAATTAAAAACTGGTCCTGATAGTGGTCTTGATGCTGACTTACTTGATGGTGCTCAGGGTGCTTTCTATCTAAATGCCAGTAACCTAAACTCTGGTACTGTATCAACAGATCGTCTATCTGGAACATACAACATAAGTATTTCTGGACAATCTGGTAATACATTACGTCTAATTTCATCAACTTCAAACCCAACTTCAAACCCATCACCTAGCAATTTCGCTACTGGTGTTATCACTGATACAAAAAATAATAGCTCCGATGGTTTGAATGATGGTGGCTCAAGACACCTAGTAATGTCCATCAGAAATGGTGGTGCTGGATTTGACGCTACCTTCGGTGGTGTTAGACAACTAGCATTTACTGATAATGATAATATGTGGCTTCGTGGTTCTGGCACGGGGGTAAGTGAATTTGGCTCATGGGGTAAAGTTTGGACTTCACTTAATGACGGTCCAGGAACTGATATGGATGCCGATAAACTTGATAACCGTCAAGGTACATGGTATCAAAATGCTTTAAATATTAACTTCGGAACTCTCAGTGATAATAGATTACCAACATATCAAACCACAAAGAGTTTCAACAGTTCCATTAAACTTTTAACAACTACAAATAATCCAAGATATAAAATTTATGTCAGCGGTTTATTATTAACAACTGCCCCATTCCTTGCTGGTTTAGAAGTTAATCTGTATAATGCCAATGCTCAAGGAACAGGAACAATTTTAATTACAAATATTGAGACATTTGATGATGCTAATGATAACAATAATGATTACACTATCATTACTGGTTCTTTACAAACAGGCACATTTATCGGAGCCCTAACAATTGGTACAGCAAGTAACAGAATTACATTCCAAGATTTCAGTCTTGATGCAACTGGCACTTTCCAAACCGCTTCGCTTGATAGTGATGGTGGCATTGCTAGATTAAAACTGGGTAGAAAAGATGGCACTGCTTCAGCTCCAGCTATTTACTTCAATTCTAGCCAATTAGCAGCTACAAATTATAATGCTGCTATTGTATCTTCTGGAGGAAATGCTACTGATGGTAGTGGTACATTAAATGTACTTGTAGCTAGTGCTAATGGATTAACAGTTAATAACAACACTGTTTGGAACGCTGGAAATGTAACGTTCAATAGCACTAATGTTTTAAGCACTGCAGTTATTCGTGATGCGTCTGGCAACTTTGCTGCTGGTACTATTACCGCTGCTTTAACTGGCGCTGCTTCGGCAAACGTCTTAAAGGCTGGCGATACCATGACTGGTTCGCTAACAATTAGCGGAGCAAGTAGTAATTTAAGTGTCGGCGGAACTCTTGGGGTTACAGGTAATACTACTTTATCTGGTAGCTTGACGGTTGACACAAATACTTTATTTGTTGACTCTACGAATAATAGGGTTGGTATTGGAACAAATTCTCCTGTTGGTCCATTATCACTTGATGTTAATGGAAAAGGAAGATTTATTGGCAATGCAGAAAATGGCAATGGTGGATATGCTTTATCTGTATGGGCTACAGGAGCATCTCAAAATACAGGTATTTCGTTCTACCCAACATTTGATAATTTCCCTTCTGATACTGGCCCAAGAAGAGCAGTTGATTTAATTGCTGGATTTGATGGTGGAACATGGGAAACACAATATTTTGCCATTCACGTTGGTGGTTCTGGTGGAAATGATGTTCAAAATATCACAACAGAAAGATTAAGAATTATAAACACAGGTGAAGTTGGTATTGGAAGAACACCAGCAACTGGTTATTCATTAGATATTAATGGAAAGGCAAGAGTATCTACTGGATTTGAAATTGATAATAGTCTCGATAATTCAGGTGCTCCATTATTCTTCTTTGGTTCTTCGTCAGCAAGAAACTTTAGAATTGGTAACCAGTTACTTGTTAATGATGTATTTGAAATCACGCCATCAACTACAGGTGGTGGTGCTACATTCACAACGCCAGCATTTTCTATTCGTGGTGCTGATGGTAATGTTGCTATTGGTTCAACTACATTTGCTAATCCAGGAAATACTATTCAATATAAATTAAATGTTGCTGGTAATATTAACTTCACTGGAACTCTTTATCAAAATAATGAAGCTTTTGTAACTTCTAGATGGACTGCTTCATCGAATGGAACTGATATTCATAGATTATCTAAGGTCGGAATTAATAAAGCAGATCCAGCATATACGTTAGATGTTGGCGGAGATGTTAATTTAACTGGCAAAATATATGTTTCTGGTAATGCTCAGTGGATAGATACTAAAGGTATTATTAGAACTTCGTCAAATTTAATTAGCGAAGATATAACTATTCCTACTAATACTAATGCTGTAAGCACTGGACCACTAGTAATAAATACAAATAACATCATCACGATTTCTGAAGGTGCTGTTTGGACAATCGTGTAATAAAAAATAATTAAATGGATCCAATTTCTTCAAAATTAACATCTAATAACATTAATATCTCCAGGGGATTAATTTTACCTGTTTACACCAATGACCCTGGGGATGGCAACCCAGGGGAGATTATTTATGTTAATGGACAATTAAAATATTATAGAGAAGGAAAATGGTTATTCATAACTGATGGAAAGAAAGATGGATTGACAGAAGCCACTGCTGTTGACAAATCAACAGATATTCTTGTAGCAAATCCATCTGCTCCCAGTGGTTGGTATTGGATAAAAACAAATAATGTAGCTAGACAATATTGGGTAGATAATACCTATGATGGTGGTGGATGGGTTTTGGTTGGCAGTCACCCAATTAATGTTTCAATTCAAGCTTTAACATATGCTCAAGCGGCAGAATCTTATTCAGGAAATGCTTCTTCTACATATGGAACAGGAGATCCAAAATCATATTCTGTTTGGGTTGGATTAAATGGATGGGATGCTATTGCTACAGCAAACGCTGCTGGCAGAAATTTTGTTTATTACACCGCTAATTCTCAAGTTTCTTTGGGATCTACTGCTTCGCATGTTAGAAGAAGTAGATGGAAGTGGAGCGGATGGAATTCTTTATATTCTTGGAATAATGCCAACACTTTAATTAATGAAGTTGGTGCTTCTACTCCAGGTTTATGGTATTATCATATGTCATATAATTTCACTACATATGACAGAGACCAAGATGCTTATAGTGCTAATTGTGCTACTCTTTATAATAATGCTCCTTGGTGGTATGGAGCTTGTTGGGATGGCAATTTTTGGGGAGGAAATGGAAGTGGATATGCTAACGCTGCTTTCTGGACAGGTTCTGGAGGAGATTATTACAACTATGGAGCAATGTACGTAAAATGAAAAAACCCTGTAATAGACTTAAAATAGCAAAAAACAAAATTGATGTTGATTCTGAAGGAATGTTTACTTATATNTTTGAATGGTATAATAATGAAAAATTAATGATACAAGAACCATACAAAATTCAATCAGATAATTATGGATTNCCAATTGAAAATTATAATATTAATGAAATGATNGAACATAAACAATATTGTTGTTTAGAAATAGATTCAAATACTCTAAAAATAGAAGAAATTTAATCCAATGGCAGCCAATTCAAAATTAACATCCAACAACATTAATATCACCAAGGGATTAATTTTACCTGTATATGACGTAGATCCTGGTGATGGCAATGCGGGAGAGATTGCTTATGTTAATGGACAATTAAAATATTATGTCGGTGGAAAATGGACATTCATAACAGAAGGCAAAGATGGGTCTACTGCTGATAGAGCAGCTGAGTCAGCATCGGCAATTCTCGCAATAAATCCCTCTGCTTCTGATGGCGTTTATTGGATTAATTTACCTACGGCTGGACCAACACAAGTCTATTGTATTATGAATAATTCATATAATGGAGGTGGATGGATGATGGCAATGAAAGCAACTAGAGGAACAACTTTCAATTTCAACGCAAATTATTGGACAACAACAAATACATTAAATCCAACTCAAACAAATATTAATGATGGGGATGCAAAATTTGAAACCTTCAACAGATTTGAAGCAAAAGATATTTTAGCAGTTTGGCCAGATTTAACAGCAAACTCAGGTTGTTTTAATGTTTCTAGGGGGCATATTTGGTTGGAAAATAGTTTTTGGCAGGGAGGAACTAAAATTACTTTAACAAATCTGTTTAATACAGCTAATGAATATTTTATTCGGGATGCTAATAATTTCTGTGGCATCAACCAATTTTCTCGCCAAACTGATGTTAGATTTTATGGATTTAATTATTCAAATGATCAAAATTTAGCTAGGACTAGGTGGGGATTTGGTTGGAATGAAAATGGAGGTGGCCTTTGGCCGAATGGAAATCAAGGAAGTGATGATGTATCGGGTGGTATTGGTATGACAGGAACTCAACAAGGACAGGTCAATTATTCTGCTGGAGATTTTATTGGTTGCTGTCAAAGTGTCACGGGATTTAATAGATCAGCAAGAGTAGAGATTTATGTCAGATAATATGAATCTTTCAAATTACAAAATATCGTTGATTAATTAAAAATTAATAATTTTAATGGATAATTCAAAATTAACATCTAACAACATTAATATCACCAAGGGATTAATTTTACCTGTGTATGACGTAGATCCTGGTGACGGTACTATGGGGGAAATTGTTTATGTCAATGGACAATTAAAATATTATGTGGGTGGAAAATGGACATTCATAACTGATGGAAAAATAGGAACATCAGCTAGTTCACCTGCATTAAACGCAGCTCAAATTAGAGCTGCTGGGATAAGTGCTGATGGTGATTACTGGTATCAACCAACAGGGGCATCGTCACCGATTCAGTTGTATACAAATTTTTCAAATGCTCCAGCAGGAAAAGGTTATGTTCTCGTTGCTAGAGGAAGAGAATCTACTGATTGGTGGAATACTAACGGACAAAATACTTCCGCTTTAACATCATCTTCATTAGATACAAATACACCAATTGCTGTTCTTCCAAACACATTTGTGAATGGTTTAATTAATAATCAGTGGAATGGAATGAGATTCATAACAAATAGAAGAAATGGAGCAGATTCTTGGTTATTTGTTGGAACCCAAAGCACTACTTTTAGTTGGACTTATTTTCAGCAATCTGGATCTAGCGTTTCAGCTACTGCTCAACAATTTAATGGAGTATTTTTATCTGGTGGAGCACGAATAACATATGGATCTGGAATATATTGGACAGATACTTTAAATTATGGAAATGGTAATAACTGCGATAGAACATTTACTTGGTCATGGGGAGGTCATGGATCTTGGCAAGGGTGGTCTGGTGGATCTTCATGTACTCCAACTGGATCTTTCCAACTTGGAGGTGAAGGTCACGCACTTCAATTAGTAAATTGCTACGTAGAGTGCTAAATTATAATTATAATTATAATTAATAAATATTTTAACGGAATAGAGTGTCATTTATGTCTACATTAAATGTCGGTATTTTAAATGCCAGTAACAGAATAAAACTTCCTATACTCACAACTACCCAAAGAAATTCTTTGGCGCTTGAAGTGGGATTGATGATTTTTAATTCTACTGCCAGTGAAGTTCAATTTTATAATGGAACTGAGTGGATAAATCCAGGCAAAGGTAAACTTAGTGCTACTGGAGGAGTTATTACTACAGCTGGATTATATAAAGTTCACACATTTACAGGTAATGGGTCTTTTGTACTTACGGGAAGTGGGTTGGTAGAATATTTAATCGTTGCTGGTGGTGGCGGCGGCGGTTCTGATATGGGTGGCGGCGGTGGAGCTGGTGGAGTAATTATTGGTTCTACAACTTTATCATCTGGAACATATCCAATAACAGTTGGTGGAGGAGGCAGTGGTGCTCCTGCAGGAGTAGGACAAGTTAGAGGAACTAACGGAAATCCCTCAACTTTTAATAATTTAACAGCTATTGGTGGTGGTGGCGGTGCTAGTTGCCATGATAGATCAACAAGCCCAGCAGGAAATGGTGGATCAGGAGGAGGAGCATCTGGCGGAGGAACTCTTCCTAGTGGAGGATCTGGAGGTGGTGGATACGGGGGAGGAATTAGAGGATTAGGAACTCCTGGTCAAGGAAATGATGGAGGGTCAGGAATATATGCTTGGTATCCTGGCGGCGGTGGTGGTGCTGGAGCTGCTGGAACAAACAACCCAGCAACTGGTGGCGTTGGAGTGCAAAGTTCTATTCTAGGTGTTTCTTACTTCTGGGGCGGCGGCGGCGGCGGATCTGGATATTCTGCAGGCGGAGGAAATGGTGGTAATGGTGGCGGCGGCGGTGGAGCCGTAAACGTTACTTCTGGCGGTTCTGGATTAAATAATGGATCCCCTGGTGGTGGAGGAAGTCCAAATTCACAAACCAATAGGCCTGGAGGTAATGGTGGCGCCAACACTGGTGGCGGCGGTGGTGGTGGTAGTCACTACAGTGCTAATAATTTTGGCGGTACTGGTGGTTCTGGAATAGTTGTAGTAAGATACTTAGCATAAATAATTATTAATGCAATACGATAATTTTGAGGATATTTCATGTCTAGATTAAACGTAGGTATTATAGAAGCTGTATCTAAATTTAAAATCCCTACTTTTACTAAAGCACAAAGAGATGCTATGGTGCCAGAAACTGGCATGATGATATATAATTCAACTGATCAAATACTTGAAATTTATTTCGGAAAATGGGTAGGTGCTGGAGAAAAAGTATCAGCTTCAGGATCTTCATTCACTGCAACTGGAGGTACTGTAACAACAGCTGGAGGATATAAAATACATACTTTTTTGGCAAATGATACTTTTGCTATATCTACAGGTACAACTTCAATTGAATATTTAATCGTTGCTGGTGGCGGTGGCGGTGGTATGGATATGGGTGGTGGCGGTGGAGCTGGCGGAGTAATTATTGGCTCCACTTCTTTAGGTCCTGGTTCATATCCAGTAACAGTGGGTGCGGGAGGAAATGGTGCTCCAGCTGCTAGCACAAACGGACAACCAGGCGGTCACCAATATACTATTTCAGCTACCAATGGAATTAATTCAACTTTTAACAATTTAACCGCTGTTGGTGGTGGATTTGGTGGTAGTTCTTATTATGGATATCTCCCAAATTATGGCAACGGCAACACTGGTGGTTCTGGTGGAGGAAATTCTGGCTACAGTGATGGTAATATACGTGGTCCCAAAGCAGGAACTCTTGGTCAAGGAAATAATGGAGGGCAAGGCGGAGGACAATATTATTCTGGCGGTGGTGGTGGTGCTGGCGCTGCTGGATCTAATTCCCCAAGCCAAGCAAACGGTGGTATTGGAGTACAAAGTTCAATAACTGGCGTTAGTTATTATTGGGGCGGCGGTGGCGGAGGAGCCGCTTATTCTTTAGGATCTGGTGGATCTGGTGGAAATGGTGGTGGCGGTGGTGGCGCTGGCAATAGTCCTGGAATAGGTGGGGCTGGATTAAATTCTGGATCTAACGGTGGGCCATCAAATAGTAACCAACCAGGGGGAAATGCTGGCACAAACACTGGTGGCGGTGGTGGTGGCAGCGCTCATTACAACTCCAACAATAAAGGTGGTAATGGTGGTTCTGGAATAGTTGTAATTAGATACTTATCTACATAATATAAAGGAGAATTAAAAATGGCACATTTTGCTCAATTAGATGAAAATAACACAGTAACACAAGTAGTTGTAGTTTCTGATGTTGATACTTGTAATGAAGAAGGTTTTGAAGTAGAAGAAATTGGACAACAATTTTTAAAAAATATGTATGGACAAGATACTAGGTGGGTGAAAACTTCATACAACGGAACTATAAGAAAAAATTATGCTGGAGTTGGTTATACTTATAATGAAAAATTAGATGCTTTTATTCCACCAAAACCATACGAATCTTGGATATTTGACGAAAATTTATTTTATTATGTCGCTCCAGTTCCAAGACCAGAAAAAGAAGGCAAAGTCTATTTTTGGGATGAAGAAACTCAAAAATGGAATGAACAAGATTTTATTTCACCATTAAATAATTGATTTAGTATTATGAAAAAAACATATGTATTGGTAGGTGTTAATACTGCCATTTCTTTACTAAGACCAGGAGCACAATTTTGTCTATCAAACACAAATTTTATTGAGTGGAATGATCCAAGACCAGCTCCATCTTGGGACGAAATAATGGAAACTGTATCAAAAATTAAAGAATTTGAAGATACAATACAATCCATAGAATTAGAATAAATAATACAGTCACATCATTTTACATTACGATTATGGACACTGAACAACTCAAAAAGAACTTCGAAGAGCAACTTGCTACTGCCGAAAAGCAGATTATTGATCTCGAAGCAAATCTAGAAAAAGCAAAAGAGTATCGCCTTAAACTTCAAGGTGGTCTCGAAACTCTAGCTCTTCTTAATCCTCCAGAAGAAGCAGAAGAAGCTTCAGCAGAATAACCTCAAGTCCCTTCTTGATAAATACAAGAAGGGATTTTTTGTATCTAATTAAATGGCACAGCCATCATCAAGACAGGAATTGATTGACTACTGTAAGAGACAGTTGGGTGCTCCTGTGCTGCAAATCAATATTGCAGATTCTCAGGTTGATGATATCATCGATACTGCTATACAGTATTATCAAGAATATCATTATGATGGCATTGAAAAGATGTATCTAAAGCATGAATTTACTGAAGAAGATGTACTAAGATTTACCGAGACAGATGAGATTACTTCTACAGATGATCCAGACGGATCTGTATGGAAAAATAGAAAAAATTTCATAGAAGTTCCTGATCATGTAATTGGTATTGAAAAAGTATTTGGAGTTACTTCCAATCTTTCTTCGAATGAAATGTGGGGATTGAGTAACCAGTATTTCCTACTTGATATTTTTTCTTTCTCATCTGGTTATACTTTTGGCAACTTTGATATGTCATATTACTATATGATCAAGCAGTATTTTGAAACTCTTGACATGGTAGTTAACGTTGGTGGATTAGTACAATACCGTTTCAACAAACGTCAAGATAGATTATACCTTGATATTGACAGAACAAGAATTAAGGAAGGTAGATATTTAGTTATTGAATGCTACAGAGCATTAAACCCAGCAGAATGGAATCAAATCTGGAATGATAGTTTTATCAAACGTTATGTCACTGCTTTGATGAAACGCCAGTGGGGAATGAATTTAATTAAATATAACAATGTTCAGTTGCCTGGTGGCATTACATTAAATGGTCGTCAAATCTGGGAGGATGGCGATGCTGAAGTCAAAGATCTGGAATCAAGAATATTTACAGATTACTCCCTACCTCCAATGGATATGATCGGATAAGATGCCTACCAGTCCTTATTTTCCAAGCTACTACGATGGTTATCAAGGTGAACAAGACCTAGTTCAGGATCTTGTTGACGAGCAGATTAAGCTGTTCGGTTCTGATATCTATTATCTACCAAGAACTCTTCTTAAAGATAATACTTTAGATGATTTAATTTACTCTAAATTTGAAGAGCAATTTCAAATTGAAATGCTATTGCAAAATGTGAGTGGATTTGGTGAGTCAGAATTTATTAGTAAATTTGGTCTTAAGATAACACAAGAAATTAGATTTAATGTTTCTTCTCGGAGATGGAGACAAGAAGGTACTGCATTTGGTTTGGATGCCAGACCTTTGGAAGGAGATCTATTATTCTTTCCATTGACCAAAGACTTGTATGAAATTAAATTTGTGCAAGTAGAGGAAGTATTTTTCCAGTTTGGTCAATTGCCATTCTATTCTATTACTGCAGAAATTTATGAGATGGGCAATGAATCTATCGATACTGGAGTTGCTGATATTGATCTAATCGAAAGCATTCTATCTCCAGCTATTGACATTGTTATGCTGGAAGATAGTGGTACAGAAAATTATATTGTTGGGGAAATTGTAACTGGATCTGTATCCGACGTTACTGCAAAAGTTTCAAAATGGAATTCCCAAACAAGAACACTTACTGTTATTACTAGGACAGGAACGTTTGTTGAAGAAGAAAATATTGTTGGGGAAGATAGTGATGCTTCGTGGACAGTAGAATCATTCTCTACATTAGAGGACCCAAATAACAATTACGAAGAAAATAAATATATTGAAGACACTGCCGATGATCTTTTAGATTTTTCTGAGGGTAATCCTTTCGGTGAGTATGGTAATTTTATGGATAGCTTCTAATGTTAGGTACACATTTTTATAACGAGGCAATTAAAAAAACAGTTGTCGGATTCGGAACTCTTTTCAATAATTTAGAAGTTCAGCGTAAAGATCCCCAGACAGGGGAGATGCTTGAAGTTCAAAAGGTTCCTATTGGATATGGTCCAAAGGATAAGTTTGTTCGTAGAATTGAGGAGAACCCCGATCCTACTCCAGGTGCTCCTTATGAGTATATGAGGATTCCTCGTATCTATTTTGAAATGACTGGTATTAATTATGATGGCGGACGTAAAGTAAGTCCTATACAAAAATACAAAAATATTATTTCTGATAATGGAAACGAGGTGAGAGTTCAGTATGTTCCAGTACCTTATAACATTAGCTTTGAGCTTGGCGTTTTAGCAAAGTCACAAGATGATGGACTACAGATTGTAGAACAGATTNTACCATACTTNCAACCAAATTTCAACGTCACTATCAATTTTATTCCNGAGATGGATGAAAAGAAAGATGTTGCTATTGTATTGAATAGTGTTGATCTAGATGATTCGTGGGATGGTGATTTTAAAAGTAGGAGACAAATTATTTGGACTTTTCAGTTCACTGCTAAGTCATATATTTACGGTCCCTTCAATCAGGCTGACATCATTCGTAAGGCAATTATTTACGAAACTGTTGGTGATCTTGATCAAAACAAACGTAATGCTAGATTTACCTACACACCAGAAGCACTTGAAGATAAAAATGATGATGGTGTTATCAATGCTTTAGATGATGCTTTATTAACAGCAGATGATGACTTTGGATTTAATGGAGAGATTGATCTACTATGAACGAATTTGAAAAGAATATGGAACAAATATTTGACATTGAAGTTACATCAGAAGAAACAGAAATTATACAAGAAAAGCCAACTGCCCCAGTTAAAAAAGAAGATCCAGAAAAAGATTACGAATATACCAGGGGTCAGCTCTACGACCTCATAGAGAAGGGCCAGGAGGCCGTACAAGGGGCCTTAGAGGTTGCTCAGGAGTCTGGGCACCCCCGAGCATTTGAAGTCGCTGTGAACGCTATGAAGCAGGTCTCAGACATGACTGATAAATTAATTGATCTTCAGAAGAAGATGAAGGATCTTGACGCTCCTATTAAAGGTAAAGGACCTACCACAGTTAACAACACAATGTTTGTTGGTAGCACCGCCGACCTGCAGAAAATGCTCAAGGATATGGGCAAAAACATGGCAGAAGAATAAATATCAAATAAAAGGAAAAAACAATGAGAATTAAATTACTCGGAACTGTTGTAACTCTTTCAACTACTCCAAACGAAATCAGCACAACTGCTACTGATGTTTTACTTGTTCACGATGCTGGTGGTAATGCTGGAAGAACTATCACCCTCTATGAAGCTGATGGAACTACAGTAGTTGGTTCCTTTTATTCCAATCCAGGAACAGAACTTGTGCTTCACAAAAAAGCAGGACAAAAATTAAAAGTAGATACTGGATCGGATGTTCGTGCTACACCAGTTGGTTATTTCTCGTAATGAAAAAAAGAGTTCCCACAGAAAGAGAGATAGCCAGAAAACATGGAGTCTCTGTCAAATATGTTATACGTCAAGCTGAAGTTGGTTCTACTGTAGAGCGTGAGCATGTTACTGACCACAAAGCTGCCTATGAAATTGCTCTACAGCATTTAGATGAATTTCCAGATTACTACAAACATTTACTAGCAATGGAAAAGAAAATGAAAGCAGAATATAAAAAGAAAAAAACTTATAAAGAAATAAAAGAATCATTGGTGGCAGAAAACCACATTGATGTTGCCATGGGCAGAGAACTTGATGATGAAGGAGCAATGATCATGAATCAAATTGAAGAGATTAAACATTGTTGNGATCGTCTCAAAATGTCTATTAAGTCACCNACAATGCAGGTTCCTGGTTGGGTTCAATCCAAGGTAACTCTTGCTGCTGATTATATGGATTCTGTTGCGTCATACATGGACAACAAGCACGAAGGGTGAGCATTCCTTAACAAAACTTCGGTAACTATTGTAACACCATAAACATGGTATTCTAAATATAATATTGACCTTATACAGGTGAGAACTATGAATACCAAAACATGCCCAAAGTGTGGTGCTCAATGGATTGACAATCAGCACTTCTGGACTGGCACGAACAAGAAAGGTGACGAATCAGAACTTGCTTCTTTGGTTTGTGACAAGTTTGGTGATGCTACATGCATCAATCCCTGCAAAGGAACCACTGATGGAAAGGGTTGGGAAAATAGATTAAATAATATGGATGCTATTGATAAAGATATTGAGCGTAGTTTGAATGGCTGATGACATTTATTTGGGCAATCCGCTTTTAAA